TTTACATCTATGCCTAGAAGTAATGTAGACCAAACTAATAGAGATGTCAATGAAGAGGGCGTAGGTGTAAACACACAAATTTTACAATACAAGATACCACAACGATTCAACACAATGAGAGGTTTAGTTAATGGTGCGTATTCATCTAAAATGAAAACTTATGACCCTGTTAGAAAATTAGAAGAAGAAAATGTATATTCTATATCAGAAGTTTTCCAAAGAGGTAATGATGAGGGTCATGTATCATCTCATCCTTTAATCAGAACATCAGATTATGAAACCATATATAAAGCAGATGAACTGATTTCTTCTACAACAAGTCCTGATGTCAGTGAAGAATTTGTAGATTTACCTCCAGACCAATCGTATGATGCATTAACAATGTATCGAGTTAATATGACAAACTCTTTCTCAGATGAGGCAAAATTAGTTGATGCATCTGAGGGTAAACAAATAACACAACAAAAAGGACAAGAATATAGAGACACAGGTGACTTAGAAAGAAAAGCATTGTTGTCACTATTTGAACAAAATTTACTATCAGCGACTATACCTTTTAGAAGTGATATATCAGTAGGCACTGTTGTTAATTTACAAATACCAACAGCAGAGATGAAAGACGATTCAACAGGTAATGATAAACTTATGGATGGTAGATATTTAATAGGTAAGATGACATATAGTATTTCGCCAATGGAAAATATGGGGACATGCACAATGCAATGTATAAAAGAAAGTTATGGTGCAGACTTGAAAGAGTATCAACCATTACAAGAAGATAATGTAGGACCACAGAGAGAATAATGGAATATTGTTATGGCATAGTAGAAGATAGAAACGACCCATTGAAAATTGGTCGTGTGAGAGTTCGTGTTCACGGATATCATTCAGATAATAAAGGTAATATTGCAACACCAGATTTACCATGGTCTCATGTTATCATGCCGGCATCTACTGCTGGTCTTGGTGGATTTGGTAATCAACATAATCTAGTAGAAGGAACTACAGTCTTCGGGTTCTTTAGAGATGATACTATGCAAGACTTTGTTGTTATGGGTGTTCAACAAGGTATATCACAAGCAGGTTATAAAGAAACTATTACAGATGAACTTTTAGAGAGAAGTGTAGATTTAGGTTTTAATGACCCAAGAAGAAAAACACAAGCAGAATATTCGGGCACACATGACGGTTTAAATCCACCAAGCGCCCCCAATCGACCAAATGAACTTACTGCATCATTAGAGACTGCACCACAACTATTGAAAGATGCAGGTATCAAATATGATGGCAAGGGTTCTGAGAGAACAGAGTTTACAGAAGCAGATAAAACTTTACCATACTATCCTTTAGTATCAGATGCAACAGACTTAAATGTATTCACAACAGGCGATGCAAAGTATGATAGTAGAGACATGAGTTCTATTATTGATAATGCTAAATCAAACGCAACACCTTTATATCCTTATAACAAAGCACACTATACTGAATCAGGTCATATTGTAGAACTAGATGATACAAGAGGTAATGAAAGAATATCAGTAGAACATAGAACAGGAACTTTCTATGAGATAGATAAAGATGGTAATGAGATTCATAGAGTGGTCAATGATAGATATACAGTCATATGTAAGAATGATGAAGTATTTGTTGGTGGTGATGTTAAAGTAGTAGTTAAAGGTGATGCAAAGATTCAAGTCACAGGCCAAGCAAACATAACATCTAAAAAACAAATATCACTTACATCGCCCATAATCAAAGCATACGGTAATACAATTGGTTTTAATTCGTAATGGCAGTCACAATACCAGCAATACCAAGTTCGTTTCCTTGTCCGACAGATGACATCTTTACTTTACCTACTAGAGATGATTTAGTCAATGGCATAACTGATATAGCAAAAATACCAGCAGAACTCAGAGTATTTTTAGTTGAGATTGGAGATGAAATAGCTCAAGATGCAAAAGACGAAATAGAAGAAACTATAGAAGACATTGAAAAGTTTATGGAAGACCTCGGTGATTTACTATCGCCATATTGGGAAAAAGGAACTGTAAGAGATTGGCGAAAAGAAGCCAATGATGCAATTTGTGAATTGATTCAAGAGTTTCATCTTTATATACCAACAAAGATTGCAGAGATTGTTTCTAAATTAACTCCGATAAGTTTAACTATAAACATTATGGGTTTAAGTATTGACATAACTAAAATCTTTGATAAAGAATATCAAAAAACACTAAAAGACCAAATTGGTGGAATTACTCCAGAGTTTACAAAAAAATTAGAAGAACTTAAAGAAGACTTTGAGAATGATAAGATAACATTCGAAGACTATGAAAAAGAAATGGAAGAGTTGATGGAAGGTAAGAGTAAAATCATAGATAAGTTTTTTAACTTTATACCAGAAAATCTTAGAGGGTTTGGAGGTAAGTTTGGTGTCGAGTGTGATGAATGGAGAGCGAAATGCACTTGGCAATATATCAAAACTAAGATAGAAGAATTCTTAACAAATGGTTTACATGCGGCTTTTGGAAAACTTATAGATATTTTTGACGAGATATGGGACGCTTTAGGATTGCCTGGTCTTGTAGGACTTCTAACTAAACCAGACATTGGTGCATTGATAGATAGTCTTGTAGAAAGTCTTAATGAGAAAAGAGAAAAACTTATAAAAGAATTAGAAGACCCTAAAACATCTGATGAAAGACTAGAAGAAATTCAAGCAGAGTTAGATGAAGTGGGTACCGAGATTAGAGACAAGATAATGAACTTTGAATTATTTGGATTTAGTATAAAGTCAATCATTGGTGATATAAAAGAAGAAGCCAAGTCTCTAGAAGAGTCAGTATTAGAAATGAAACTTGCAATGGAAGATTTCTTTCAACATTGGCAAAAGAAATTAGTTTTCGATTGGGTAAAGATAGTCAAAAAGTTCTTTGAAAAGATAGGACTTAAAAAATTATTTGATATTTTGTTCTTAACTTGGTGTGATGTTTTAAAACTTTTAGGATTTCCATTTGAGATAAATGTAAAAACGCCAAATATTGAAGGAGTCACAACAACAGCAGCTGCCTAGTTGTTATAAATAGATACATGGCATCAAGAGATTACACAACACCGAATAGTAAAACTGTAGTAATACCAAATGAGTATTCAGATATAGATATTATGTTTACAGCACATCCAATATCAGGTGATGTGACTACAAAAAAAGACTCAGATGCAGTTAGAAGGTCAGTAAGAAATATTTTACTAACAAATAATTATGAAAGACCCTTTAAACCAAACTTTGGTTCAAATCTGACCAACAGATTATTTGAACTTAAAGGTATTGGTGCAAAGAAAAGAATAAGACAAGATGTAGTAGAAGCATTAACAACTTTAGAACCTAGAATATCAAACATTAAAATTGATTTTAACGAAAGTGATGATAATAACTTAGATGTGAAAGTAGAGTATGTTATTAAGAATGGTTTAAGAAGAGATTCAATAGATTTTACAGTAAGTAGGGTACGATAATGGCAACAATTAAAAGTTCACAAATAAACGCAACAGATTTAGACTTCGATACTATTTCTGAAAATATTAAAACATACCTTAAAGGTCAAGAGAAGTTTAAAGACTATGACTTTGAAGGTTCAAATCTAAATGTCATCATAGACATGTTAGCATATGCAGGTCACATAAGTGGTGTCAATACAAACATCGCCGCTTCTGAAATGTTTTTAGATTCAGCACAAATAAGAAAGAATGTAGTATCTCGTGCAAAAGATTTAGGGTTTACACCTGCATCTGAAAAGGCTACATCTGCTCAGATAGAAGTTAAGATGTCTAACATAAGAAATGCAAATCAAACTATTCCTAGTGCAAATGATATGACATTATCTAGAGGTCATAACTTCACAACTGTATATGATGGCGTGACTTATAATTTTGTCAATACTACATCTGTAGTTCCTGTAAGAGATAATACAAATTTCTCTTATCCTACAGTTGATATTGTTCAAGGTCAATACATAACAGATTCATTTGTGTTTGATAGTCAAGTTAAAAACTCAAAATTTGTATTATCAAATTCTAGAGTAGACAAATCAAAACTAGAAGTATCAGTAAACTCAAATGGTGGAGTAGCAAAATACTCTCTTTCAACTGATGTCTCTACTATTAATGCTTCATCTCGTGTATTCTATGCACAAGAAAATGAAGAAGGATTTATAGAGATATATTTTGGTGATGATGTTTTAGGAAAAGGTTTAGTTGATGGTGATTTAATAAGTGCAACATACATAACTGTAGATACAGTTCATGCTGATGGCGCAAAGTTATTTTCAATGGCTGATGCGATTAATGGATTTTCAAATGCAACAATCACAACACTTGCTATCGCATCTGGTGGTGCAGAAAAAGAATCAATAGACTCAATCAAGTTCAAAGCAACTAAGTTCTACACATCACAAAACAGATTAGTCACATTGAATGACTATAAAGCAAAAGTAAGTGAATACTATCCTAACGCCGATGCAGTTGCAGTATGGGGTGGTGAAGACAATGACCCACCACAATATGGTAAAGTATTTGTATCTTTAAAACCACAAAACTCAGACTATTTATCAGTTGCAGAAAAGGCTCAGGTTACATCTAAATTAAATCAACTTAACATGTTGACTGTTAGACCAGAAATTGTAGATGCAGAGATAGTCAAGATTTTAATTACAACAGTATTTAAGTATAATAAAAACGATACTACATTGTCACAAGGAGAACTAGAAACAATCGTGAGAAACGCAATAGTAAACTTTGACAATACAAATTTAAACAACTTCGATAGTATATTCAGACATTCAAATCTTGTTAAAGATATTGATGCATCTAATAGTGCGATACTATCCAACATAACAAATGTTAGACTAGAAAAAAAGAAAACAGTCGAAATAGGCAAATCAGAAGGATTAGTTATCAACTTCGGTAATGGTTTCTTTCACCCACATGATGGACACAACAAGGCATCAGGTGGTATTCTAACATCAACAGGTTTCAAGGTTGACGGAGATTCAGTCAATACATACTTCTTTGATGACGATGGTTCTGGCGTAGTCAGAAGATATTCTCTACAAAGTGGTGTAAGAGTCTTTGCAGACCAAGCCGCTGGTACCATAGATTATACCAGTGGAAAGATTTCGGTGGATGCCATTAAGTTTACCTCAACAGTAAACAATGACACATCGATAGACTTTACAGTCATACCTAGTTCAGATGATGTTGTTGCAATCAGAGGTTCTTTGATTGACATCAGTATTAATGATATTAAGGTGACTGCTGAAGTCGACACCATTAGTAGTGGTGAGAGTAGTGCTGGTGTAGGATATAATTCTACATCTAGTTCTAGTTATTAATAATATGAAGCAAGTGGTCACGGTTTATGCCGTGAGTAGTTTCCCATTTATTTGGATTTTAGGAGGAAAATAAAATGGCAGATAAGAAAATAACAGCATTAACAGAGATTGCAGCTGGTGATGTGAACGCAGTAGATTTACTACACATCGTTGACAACCCAAGTGGAACTCCAGTTAATAAAAAAATGAGTCTTTCAAGATTGTTTAACAATCTACCGACTTACTTGGCATTTGATGATGTTGAAACATTAACAGATGCAGGCGCTATCAGTGCCACAAAAGCTGTGACTTTGTTAGACATGACAGGTGAAAGTGGAGATGTGCAATTCACACTCGCTGCTGGAACATCAGTTGGTCAAATCAAAATCATAGTAAGAAAAGATGACGGCGTATCACATAATGGTGATATTACAGTCACTAACTGGACAGACGGCTCAGTTGCCGCTCCACAGATTCTTTTAGAAACTGGTGGTGCAGTAATATGTATTGCTTTAGGTTCAGAGGGTTCTTTAGTTTGGCACCCAATTAGTGTAGTTGGAACAGGCTCACAAGTAGCAGGTATATAATTACCTTAGGATTTTAAATGGCACACGAGAAACATATTGTAGATAGATTATCTACTCGATTACCGAGTCTCCTTCCTGAACATATCAGAGAAGATTCTCCTATATTCGAAATGTTTCTTGGAGCATATTTTGAATACCTAGAATCAGAAATCATTGTCTTATCATCGAAAGGTGAATTAACAGGCATACGATTAGAAGACGGTACCTCCGAATCAGCAGCTGCAGTGCTTGTTGAGGCAGGTACCGTTTCTTCGACTCCAGATGCGGCTACATCTAAACTTATACAAGAGGGTGATGTAGAACCACTTCAAGTAGGTGAATATATCTACGGTTCTAAATCTGGTTCAGTCGCACAAATTAAAGTTATAAATGGTCTAACACTAATAGTAGACACTATATCAGGAACAGGTTTCGCAGTAAATGAAACAATCACAGGAAGAGATGGTAATCAAACTGGTGTAGTATCAACATACAAAGAAAACCAAATTGTTGCAAACAATAGACTATTAGATTACTCAGACATAGACCAAACACTAGAAACATTTTTACAATACTTTCAAAAAGATTTTATACCATCTCTAGATTTAAAAGAAACACAAAACCCAAGATTAACATTAAAGAATATTGGGACACTTTACAAACAAAAAGGTACCGCAGATTCAGTTAAGTTCTTAATGAGACTTCTTTATGGTGAAGATGCAGAGATAAAATATCCAATAGATGAAACTGTATTTGCATCAGACTCAGGATTTAACGAAGAAAGAAGACTCAGTATAACTATGAATTTAGGTGGAACACCTAAACAAAACGACAAGATAGTTCAATACGATGATACAGACCCTAGTCTTATTGTTGCAGAAGCAGTAGTAGAAAGTGCTTACATTATAGATTTATTAAATAGAGAATACAGTTTATCAATATCTCTTAGTCATAGAGGTGAATTTGTAAAAAACAAAGAGGCATCTCTAATCGACAGAGATGGTGTCACAACATACAAAGGAACAATTAAAGGTATTG